AGGCCAGCTCGAACTCCGTGGAGCCCACCTGAGGAACGGTCTCCACCTGGTTAACCACCGGGAACGTCAGCATTTCCACGAGCGATGCGAAGTGACCATTCAGGATATTGGTGCTATCCTGAAAGTCAGCCCAAAGCTCGTTGAGATCGACACCGTCGATCGTGGTCCGAACGATGTTGCTCTCGTTGAGGTAACCGTTCTTACCATTGCCTTCGGCACCGAAGATGGGTGCCATGAATGCAAGCTTGATCATGATCAACCTTCCTTACGGTGTCGCGGTGACGAAGTTGGCGCCGGTGCGAACCACCAGGCGATCGGCCTCCACGGTGAATCCGATGAAGGTCTTGCCAGCGGCATCGGTCGCGGAAACCGCGCCAGACGTGCCATCAGCGAAGTACTTGGTGCCAGCGGCACCCTCGAAGCCGGTGATCTCACCAGAGGTCATGATGTCAACAACATCACCGGCCTTCTTCTTCATGGTGGGAATCCAGACACCAATAATTCCAGTGTTACCCGGCCCAATTACCAGGCGACCATTAGCATTTACTCCAACACCAACGGGTGCTCCGAACTTGGTGGAGTCAGTGAAATCAGCGGCTAGTCGAACACGAGTACCATTGGCGTACGGTTCGTACTTGTCGTAGTCAGCCTTCACGACATTTCCTTTCTTGGGTTTATCGACGGTTGAGGACTGGGAACTTAGCCTTCAGTTCCTTTTCGCGCTTTGCGTCCAAACCTTGGACCTGGCGCCCGGCTCCGCCAGGCTGATACCCTGAAGCTCCAGGCTTTCCCTGATTGCCTTCCTGCTGCTCCTTCTTGTTCTGTCGCTTGGCCTTGCCAGTCGACTTGATCAAAAATGGCTGCTCTGTGGCAATTCGATCCAGCTCTTCGCTTACGCCCTCGATACTACCTGATTCAGGATCGAAGTCGATGTCATCCATATTCATTTGGGAAATAACAGTTTCGGCGCTGTGCCAGACACGCTGCGCCTCACCGTCCTTCTGGCCCTCTGCGAGAATGGCATTCTTGATAGCAGTGTTGCGGGACGAATTGAGAAGCTTGGTGTACTTCTCGTTGATCGGGCCTTCGATCTTGGCCCGAGTCTCTTCGTCAACGTCGCCGTTCTTGTCCTTGTTTTCCAGGGCGGTCAACCGAGCCTTGAGCTGCTGGTTTTCCTTTTCCTTCTCACGGAGAGCCAGCCGTCGCTTCTTGGCCTCTGAGCTCAGATCGATGATCTTCTGCTTGTCCTCTGAGATTTCATTTGGCTCGCCCTGGTCGCCATCGCCTTCAGTACCATCCTGATTGTCATCAAGATCGTCCAGATCAGCGTCATCAGCGCCAGAATCACCATCTTCTTCGCCGTCCTCTGCTCCGAAAATGGTCTGGGTAAGCCATTCGACTGCCTCATCAGTATTTGCCCAGAAGGGCTTCAAGCCGCTCATCTTTGAACCTCCGGTTCACTCCATTTGATTGACGGTACTATGATACCCTACGCGGCCCTGCGAGCACCGTTATCCCCTAGCCATTGGTCATACATTCCACTCTCAAACTGCTGGATGATGAACTCAGTGTCTGGAATCTCAGGCGTGATATAACAGAAGCACTGGGGGTGCGGCTTCTTTGGAATTTCCCCAATGGCAAATACGCCAATCCTGGCATACCTCTCGCAGGCACACCCGCTTGGCGCATGGGAACCAGACAGGTTCCATTTGCTTTGGCTAATCCAAGGACGATCAGACATGGACGCGATTGATTGAGCATGGAAGGCATTGTTAATCTCAGAGCGAGCCAGCCTATTGGCAGCGTATGAAACTCCGCCAGAGACCGATGGCTTGATCATTGACTTCACATCGTCAGCCAGCTTTTTGGCCGATTGACCCGAAGCTATTCCAGAGGCAACCCGTCGGTCTATCAGGCCTTTCGCCAGAGCCTCTGTCTTGTAGACCTGCCTGCTCAATGGAATGGTGCCCTGAATTTCTCGGAGAACAGTGTTCTCGATTCCCCGTCTGGCAGTCTGCTCCAGGGATCGCTTGAGGACCTTTCGTTGGCTGGCGTCATCTGTCACTAGCCGCAGAATACGGTCATCCCATACGTTGGTAGCCTTGACGGCCTGCTCTGCTGCGTCTGCCCGCGCATTTGAAATGCTAGTGAGCACCTTGCCTCTGAAGACTTCCTTCAGAACCTCTGCGATCACCTGGCGGACTGCCCTGAGCTGCGATCTCTCAACGGTGGCACCAATTCCGTGCCTGCCAGACAAAGCCAAAATCCTGGCCTCAGCATCTTCCGATGCTTCAACCAGAATCTTATAAATGTCTCGATTGGCAAATTGATAGGCCATCAAGAACCTATTTAGCCAGACCTTCTTTGGATCAGGTAATTCGTACGGGCCGGTCATCTTCCACCCCAAACTCGATTACTTCATCATTGACAATGATCCAGTATCGACAGTACGATCCGTCAGACAGAATTGGCCAACCTGCGAAATCTCGATCGCTGACCTTGTCTGATCCTCCAGGGTGGCTGTGAAAGACTCCAAGAATCGATAGCCCCTCGGCATTGACCTGGCGAACTACTCTCATCTGGTCATATGGATGGAATACGAACTCACGGTTGATTCGGTCTGCCACATTTCGGATTGGTCGATACGTTCCATCGCTGATAACAAACCCGCAGACCTCTTGGTCTGGATGGGCCCTGGCATACTCTACTAGGCGCTCCTGGGCGCTCTGTGTCAACATTACTTCTTGGCCTTTTTCTTTTTCTTTCCACCACCACGTCGCTGAGGGCGCACTGCCCCAGCTGTACCCTTGGTGGTGTTTGTCACGGTACGTGCACCCTTGCGATTTCCCTGTGGCTTTGGCGCAGTCTTTCCACCGGCTGCGCTAGCGGGCGCACCAGGTGGAGGCGTGGATTTGCCACCCTGAAAACGAAACCTTCTGTTAAGAGCGCTTCCGTCAATCTTCACACTGCTGGATTCAATCCCAGTGCTAAGTCCGATCGCCCCGTGAATTCCCTGGCTGGCAATTGAACCTTTACCAAATTTTTGATTGATCTTCTTGGAAGTCTTCTTTTTGACATCCCCAGAAATGCGATCGATGATGTCATCGCCCCTGCGCTCTATCCCAATTGAGTGGGATGAATAAGCGTGAAACGGGCCAACCTTCCAATCTGGCTTGATACCAGCTCGAAGATGCTTACGGCTAATGCTGACTGAAGGATTGAGACGGTTTGCGATCAGGGCAGCAGCGATCACTCCGCCCGTAACGCCAGCCGTTACTTTCCTTCCATTGCCACTAGGAATCTTGATTTTTCCAGCCAAAGACTTAATTCCCCTTGGCTTTGTAGGAGTCTTTAGTCCAAGCCTGGTTGAAGTCTTGACCTTGATTGACGGCTTGACCTTCGGGCCAGCCTTGATTCTGGCGAATGCCTTGGCCTGAGAGGTAGTAGCGAACCTGCCAGCGATCCGGGGCTGGTTCTTAAAGCCACCCAGAGCGTTTCCCCATGCCCTACCAAAGTTAGGATTGGCAGCCCCTGAAAGCCTTCGGATGCTTGACATTTATTTCCTTCGCTTTCTTCCAGCTCTGTGCCGCCGATCACCAGTGTACATTCCAGTGGCCTTCTTGTGAAGCGTCTGGCAAGTACCATGGGCCTGCCTAGAAGTCATGCCGTGTCTCATGGCCTGTCTTACGCACCTAGTATAGTCCCCGGGCGTTCTCCATCTGATTCGCTTGGCCACCTTACCCACCAAGTACGATCTTTGCAGATGAGGAGGCATTCTAGACACGGCCATGGCTACCTCCTTTTCTTGGGTCTTGCCTTTGACTTTGTCTTGGCCTTAGCCTTTGGCTTGACTTTCGTAGTACCAAGCCTAGATTTGACCTTGTCAATGGCTTTTCTTTCGACCTTATCAAGGGCACCCTCGGCAGCCCCCTTTGCCTTGTTGGCGTATCGATTCACAAGGTAGGCACCAGCCGCCAATGCAACTTTCTCAGCTGCCGCTCTACTCTTTGACTTTTTCTTCGCGATCTTAGTCTTTGGTTTGGAGCTGGTGGATCCAACTTTTCGCTTGGCAGCAGCCTTCTTGGCGGCCTGCTGGCCCTTCCTCAAATTGGCCCTATTGTATCCCTTGGACCTATTGGTTCCAGACTTATTTACGAACTTGCCATTTTTATCGCGACGAATCTTTCCACGAGAGCCCATCCTCTTAATGGTCTTTCTACGCCTGGCCATTGGATTCACTTCCTATTTTTCTTTGTGAATTTGCGCTTACCAGCCGCTCGAATAGCCTTCTGGGACTTCAGTCCTCCGCGCTCGTTGTAAATCTGGCTCGCCGTCTTCCTTTTTCGGCGTTCCATTCCGTTCCATCTTAGCGCACGAACCTGACGACGACTGCGCACGCTCATGCTAGTGGAAGAGAACCGACCAGACTGATCACGCTTACGTTTGTAATCTCTTCTCTGGCTGCCCATCTTCCGTTGCCTTGGCATCTTTCGACGAGTCGGCATCTTTGGAGTGCCATATATGTCTGGCATAACTTATTCCTCTGGTGGAGCTTCCTCAGGTGCGCCGTCTTCGCCCTCTGCCGCAGCCTGGCCATAGTTGCCCATCAGAATATCGCTGATCAGGGCCATCTGCTGGAAGACTTCTTCAGGGCTGGAGTCAGTGAACTCGTAGCCACCTAGTTCCGCCAGGCGCTTCTGGGCCATTGCAAGGGTGATCAGCGGAGGGGTGGACCCCAGAAGCAACATAACCTCGTCGATGACTGCCTTGCGATCCACTGGAAGCGGGTCGCCAAAGGTGACCTCTGGTACAGCATTGCCGAAGTCCAGCCCCTCGTACACGGGGAACCACTTCATGGCCAGATCATAGAACATCTGGTCTAGGACTACGGTCAACTCTTCCTCTTTGAGGGAGTTGCGAGCGATGATCGGGGCCAGCTTCATCTTCAGTGCGATGCCAGACTCGACCGTCGACACGTCGATGTCACCCACGGCAACGTCGCTCAGACCAAGCTTCTGCTGGAGTCGCTTCTCGATAGCTTCGATGTGCTCCAAGAACGGCGCAACGCTGGACACTCCGGTAAGTCGACCGAAGTTCTGGCCGGTGCCAACCTCGATAACCTGCCCTGGACCAACCTCCCAGCTGGTTTCATTGCCCTCTGTGTCAGTTGGCGGAGGCGCATCAGTCCAGTACATGCCCAAACCCTGCATGACCAAGGTCATGTCCTCGTCGGTAATGCTCTGGTTGATGCCATTGAGCAGTGTCTCGAAGCCACTCAGCTCAGATCGTCCGAAATTATCCCCAGGGATTTCGCCATTCTTGATGTGATATACTGGGATAACATCAATCCGAGAGTCCAACGGAGCCTCTGGGATAACTTCTGAGATTTTCTCGACTTCATTCTCTGGGTTCCTATCGTCCCACTTGCCGACCTTGTAGTATCCGAGTGATGTGGTTACGCCACCAGTCTTGTTCCCCTCGTTGTCCACCGCATATCGATACGTCTGGCGAAGAGCGGCATTCTCCTTGGGGTCTGTCGGGTCCTGCACAACGCTGACGATGTGGCATCCGATCAACGTGGAGTTCCCGATGCCACCCATAATGGGGAAGTACTGGCCAGGATGCAGCTCATTGATAGAGATTCTGCGGCCAACCGGCTTCTGGTCATCTGCGATGATGTGGTAGAGGGCATCGCCACGGGTCAGACCATAGCGCTTGTTGTTATCGAACTTGGTCTTGAACTTCTCCCGCTTGAAAAGCCGCTCGAATGCCTGTTGGCACGCCATAGAGGCAGCCTCTTCTGGCTCGCCCAATTCCTCTGTACCCTCTTGATCGGGTAGAGGTGCGTTCGTAATCCGAAAGCTGAATTCAACGCCTAGGAATCGCGAGACGGCATCGATGAGAGCACCGCCCGAGGGCAGGTAGAGCGGAGTTTGCTCGTCGTCTTCACCTCGAATCGTGGCTTTGAATGTTTCAGGACGATTGTGGTAAACGTCATCGAAGAATTGGTACGCCTGCCAGCGAACCTGATCGTCAGGGTCAACGATATTGTCACTTGCCGCCCCAATAAACGGCAACATGCTGGCGTATCGTCCGCCAGCGCGCAAGTCCTTGTTGCCAATCATCGCTTGAAATTCGCCTTTCGCTGACGTGACCGCCCTGCGGTACTTTGTGGAGTCCCGAAGTGTCCAGCAAAGAAGCGACCCAGTGCCTCGGGCGTGTGGTCATCCTTCTTCATGGGCAATTCCTGGGACTTGACTGAGCTCTGCTCAACCTTGTCAGGGTAACGATACTCCCCGAACTCATGCTGCACCATCTTGCACTTCCGATCAATCAGAAGCTGCGGCCTACGATCTGGGTGGAAGTCCATCCCGCCCTGGCCATCCGGAATGTATCGAGGCACGTGAAGTGTGGTTTCCTTGAGTGCCTTACGGATGGCGTCGATTCGCCAACGTAGCTCTCCACCTGTTCCCCCAGATGCCCTAGTTCGGAGCTTGTTCTCCAATATTCGA